GAACAATCTATGACAGTCTGGAAAGGAATAACTAAGACACCAACTCGTTTTGGCGATTGTGGTGCTATTATACTTTCTCATTCTGAAATGGGTTATATTCTATTAGGTATGCACATGGCCTGTAAAGCAGATGTGTGTGCAACTTATGCGACACAATTAGATTCAGAATTTATTGAAAAAGTAACAAAAGAATTCACAATGGAAATACAAAGTGGAACCCCAGAGATCTCCTCTGAAACCGCAAAAATGACCCTCGTGGATTTACATAAAAAATCATGCGTACGATATCTTAGTGATGGAGGCGCAGAAGTATATGGATCTTTTGCAGGATTCAGACCCAAAGGAAAAAGTAATGTTAAATTGACTTTATTAGGAAAAGAAATGTTAAACATGGGTATGAAATTAAAACATGGAGCACCAGTCATGACAGGCTGGGAACCATGGAGATTAGCATTACAAGATATGACTAATATTAATATGCAAATAGATACAGCCATATTAGATAAGTGTTCTCAAGGATATCTTTCAGATGTTTTACAAGGACTAAGTGCTTTTGAATTAGATTTAGTTCATCCACTTATATGGGAGGAGACCATTAATGGTGCTCCTGGAGTACTCTATATAGATAAAATTAATAGAAATACCTCAGCTGGTAACCCATGGAAAAAGAGTAAAAAATTCTTTATGAAGAGTATTGAACCTTATGGAAATACCATGGATCCTGTCGATGTAACAGATGAGATAAAGGATAGAGTAAAAGATATAGAAGAAAAATATATAAATAATGAACGGGCATGTCCCGTATTTTGTGCTCATCTAAAAGATGAAGCACTACCCTTCAAAAAGATTCAAGCAAAGAAAACAAGAGTTTTTGCAGGAGCAAGTATTGATTTCACTATTGTAGTGAGAAAATATTTCTTAACTTTTGTAAGACTTTATCAACAAAATAAATACACATTTGAAGGTGCACCTGGTATTATCAGTGCATCAATAGAATGGTTTGATCTTTATAAATACTTAACATATCATGGAGAAGAAACGTGCTTTGCTGGTGATTACAGTAAATATGATAAAAGAATGGCATCCATTTTTATAATGGAAGCTTTTAAAATCATATATGAAATCTGTAAATTATCAGGAAATTACACGGAAGAAGACCTAATGTGTGTTAAAGGTGTTGCTTACGATACAGCATTCTCATATCAAGATTTTCATGGTGACTTGATGATGTTCTTTGGATCTAATCCTTCAGGACACCCATTGACAGTCGTCATAAATGGAATTGTGAACAGTCTGTATGCTAGATATAGTTATTATTTAGCAAACCCAGATAAAGAAGTAACATCTTTCAAAAGAAATGTTAATTTGATAACATATGGTGATGATAATGTTTTCAATGTCTCTAAAGACGTGTCTTGGTTTAATCATACTGCAATGGTAGAAGGATTAAAAACTATAGGTGTTGTCTATACTATGGCAGATAAAGAAGCAGAATCAGTTCCATACTTGAATATCTCGGACATATCCTTTCTAAAAAGAAAGTTTAGATGGGATGATGACATGAATATCATATTAGCACCACTAGAAGAGGATTCTATACATAGATCTCTCGTTATAGGTGTGAAATCGAAATCTATCACTGCGGAAGAGCAAATGGTTTCAGTTATGAGTAGTGCATGTTTTGAATATTTTAATTATGGAAAAGAAGTGTATAACGAATGGAGAGAAAGATTTCTCCAAATGATTCAAGATCATGAGCTTATGATATATGTTCAAGATTCTATGTTCCCCACGTGGGAGAGCATGAAAGATGAATTTCATAGACGATCAAAGAAAAGTTACACTGAATACTGTTAAATTAACATCGGTCCAGAGATGACTTAAAACTCTTCCACCTTGGAATGGTGTAAAATTTTCATGTTTTGTGACGTATAGGACTTTGAGGTAAGTTCTTAACCATAATGCCTCATGTTTGTGTAGTTACTGATGGTGTATACTCATCGTACAATTGAAACAATTACAACATAGCGTGGACATAAACATCTAGTTCGCCAGGGCGCTCCCTGAAGTTCCTATTTAGGAAAGATTAAGGCTAACAATCGAATATTGTACAACGGTCCTTTTACATTGAGCTGTGTAATTGGATTTGAAGTTAGCTCGGTAATAACTGTTTCAAAGGGAACGCAGTTTCCCTAGTTATGTCTCCACAAAGTAGAGACTCCGTTGTGTCTTGGGCAAAGACACATACTGGTTCAAGCGGTCGTGATGTACCAGTAAGTATTAATTTGCGACACGTAGAGTCATGCACAATGGCTTTACAATCCTCTGAAGAAAAAAG